CGATGGTCGGGGCGAAGCCCAGGGTCACGATGCCGTGCGACCCATCGACTGCCGTAGGGATGACCTGGATGTTGTTGACCTTGACCGTGACCTTCGAGGTGTCGGTCGTGGTTGTACCACCCCCAGAACCGTCCACGATGGGGCGGTTGAAGACCTGAAAGGTCGTCTGACGGCTCGTCTGAGTCCCAGCCGAGAGAGCCAGCGGGCCGTTGGCGTTCCCGGCTCCGATGAGGATGCTCTGCGTCGCCGTGAAGAGGAGGTGGTCCAGCCCGTTGTTGTCGGTGAAGACGCTGGTGCTGAAGTTCGGGATGAGAGCCGCGTCGATCTGCGTCTTCAGGCCGTTCGCCGTCGTCGATCCGGAGGCGAACACGACCGTGAAGTCCGTCCCGTTGACCGTCAACAGGAAGGTGTCGTTCGAGCCCGTCGTGATGACGAAGGGCGCGTATCCTGGGGTGGTGATCTGAGCCGGGGTGCTCGTCACCTGAGCCGAAACGTCGTCCGTGAAGGCGGTGTCGCCCCGGTGGAAGAAGTAGGTGCAGCGGACGAGATCCGTCGGCTGCGTCGGGATCTGAAGCGTGATCAGCCCCTTCTGCCCAGACACGGAACCGACCGACACAGGAATGCCGTTGACCGTGACGGTGACCGTTCGGATGTCATTGCTGACACGCCCGAAGCCCTGTCCATCCACGATGGGGTAGTTGCGGACCCTGAAGGTCGTCCGGGTGCCGTCCTGAGGCCCGAGGATGAGGTGCTGGGGGTTCGTCGAATCGACGACCCACGCCAGGCTCACATCCTCGTTGTTGATCTGCTGATCAACCGTAGACGAACTACCTCGAACGATCTCGACGTCGCTCTGGACAAGCTCCTCCTGTCCGACGCCAATGACGACGGGAATCCGAAGGCCAGCCACGATGTTTGCGACATTCGCTTCGGTCAGGGTGCGGGTGTAAACACCCGGCGGGGCGTAGCTGAGGAACGGTCCAAGAGCCATCCGAATCTCCTAGTTGAGGGCGTGCTTTGATTCGAATCCGATTCGATCTGGGTCTGGGTCTGCTCGGGCCTTGGCTCGGCGAACCAAAGCAAGCAACAGGCTCTGCTTTATCCTTGGCCGTCAGAACAGTGCTTTATCGAGTCCCGACCCGACGTTCTTTCTGCGCCCGGATTGCGGCGAACGCCTTGGACGCCACCACCTTCCGTCCTGCGAGTTTTGCCTTCGACATGGCCTCGTACTCGATAAAATCAGGTCCATCGCGACGGATGAGGGCTGGCCCGTCCCCCTGCCCCCGCACCACGTCCTTCACTTTTTTCCGTTCGTTCATGGTGCTCCAACGATTTTCAGCAGATCGTCCGACTGCGTGGTCGGCGGTAGGGTAGTCCTCCTTGTGGACGCCCGTGTTGCCTCCCTCGCCCTCTTTGACCTGAACCTTGAAGCCGAAGCTGAAGCCCTCCCCCTCCAGACAGCGGGGAGCCTCCTCCCCGCAGGAAGGGCACGGGTGTAGGGTGTGCTCCCCCATCTTGAGCACCCTGTCGAAGCGGCAATTGCACTGGTCGTTCTGGCACTCGAAGACGTATTTCGGCATGAGCTGCTCCGATTTCTCTAAATTTGGGGCCTACGTGATCCGCTCATAGTCGTTATTTCGGCCGACTATTGCAGGGAAAGTCGCGAAAAATAGGGAGCCGGTCATGGGTACGATCCGGTTCGAGCCTTCCGGCGTCACTGCCGTGACCTTCGAGACGGTCAGGGGCAACGGGACGTGGATCTCCCAGTCGGCTCTGAACTGAAGCGTCAGGTTGGCCGTGTAGTAGAAGATGTCAGCCGTCTCGTCGTACGTCTCCTCGGCTTCACCGCCGATGGAAATCTCAAGGATTTCGATACCCTCGAACTCAAGGACGGGCTTCTTCTCCCCCCAAAGGTACATGACGACGAGATCCGCGACCTCCTCGGTGGAGGTGGTATCTTGGGAGAGGACATTCAGGTCAAGGCTGACCTCGAACTTTCCCCCATACGCGAGGGCGGTATCCTCACGGTCCCCGCTGACACGCACGGCAACCTTGTCCCCCACCTGGGCCCTCTTCCCGAACGCCAGGACAACCCCCGGGATCGCCTTGAACTCGGCGGTGTTCCACTTGAACTCGAACGGCCCCTGACTGGGGATCGGATACCGGTAATCGGCCGTGACGACCTCGTCCCTGGAGAATCGCGTAAGGAACGTAATCGCCCCTGTATGGTAATTGCAGACGAAGTCGGAGCCTTCGACCAGCATGAGTCGCCCATTGACCCACAGACGCAACGTCCCCTTGGTGGGCGGATTCTCTAGCTGTGCCTCCCGCTCGATCCCAGACTGGAACCGCAGCAATGGTTCCTCCGTGACCGTGAGCAGAGGGTCGATCACAAACGACCCACACTCTTGAGGGTTGGTCGGGACCGTAAGAATCTCGATGTAGTAGATGCCCGGGTCTGTGGGCATCTTTCCCCCGTTCGCTCGGATGGTGTTGAGATCTTCTCGCACCCATTCGATTGGATACGTGGGGGCCCCCACGTAGGCGAGCATCACGTAACTCGTGACGTTACCAATGAAGTTGTCCGACGAGAGGGACACCTTGTTGGCGGATGAGCCCTTCACGACGATGCCGATCTGAGGGCGCTCGTCGAACGCGAACTTGTTCTGGATGAAGGGGACGACCTTCTGATAGATCGGATGCCGGGCGAAGCTGTCCTTCAGCTCCAGGATGGCTCGCCGCTTGATCGCCGATGTAAGGTAATAGTACACGTCTTACTCGACGTACTCTTCCCCGGCGAGCACCAGCAGGCCCTCAGCGACCGCCGTCATGGGGTCGGAGGCTACACGGATCTCGGTGATGGGGATCGGGAACCCACGTTTCTTGATGTTCTCGAACTCATCCTTGAAGACCTCCAGAAAGCCCCCCGCCTTCGTGGTACCCCCCGAGATGACGAACGGAATGGCTTCCGGAAGGGTGATGCTGTTCTGCACACGGCGGAACTGAGCCGCGATGTTCTCCAGGCAGTACTTCACGAGAGCCCGGACGTAGAGGACGATGGCCTCCTCCTCCCGGCTCGTCGGGTTCAGCAGGTCCACGCCCTTCTCCTTGATGGAGCACATCCGGGAGGCCGTGGAACCCATCGCCTTGGCCGCGTGCCCGTCGATGTAGTCCCCGCCCCGTGCAAGGCTGAACTCCATGCCCTTCACGGTCTGGAAGGCCAGGGCGACGTTGCACATGCCGGAGCCGAAGCTCACGGCCAGCCCGCTGAACTGCTCAGCCGCACACTGGCTGTAGATGATGGCCATCGCCTCGTTCATCGGATGAGGGGTGTACCCGTGCTCCAGGATGATCTTCCGGAAGACCTCCTGGTGGTACACGACATCCTGCTCGGGGTCGTCGATGGGGCTGGCAGGCACCGAGTAGTAGCAGTGCTCCCCCTCGATGATGGGGTGGTTGAGCACGTTGAAGCACAGGAGCGAGAGGATCTTCTGCGCTTCAAGCTCACCGGCCGAGATCACGCCTCGGGCCAAAGGTCGGCGGACTTCCCGCTTGAAGAGGTTCGCCATGACCAAGGCAGAGTCTCCCAGGACGACGAGGTTGCCTGCCTCTTCGACGTAGTTGACCTTCGAGAGGCGGAGCGTCTTCTTGGCCTCCAGGTCGAGGTCGATGAAGGCGTCCCTGACCCTCTTGGTGACCACCTTGTCCCCCGCCGTCATACGGGCGGAGACGATGTTCATGGTGCCTACGTCGAGACCCACTCCCGGCTTGTGTTCTGCTTTTTCGGTTGCCATTTGATCTCCATTTGGATTTGGGCTCAGCGTACTTTCCAGGCTGAGTCATTGAGGGACGGCTTCACAGCCGCCGTCCTAACTTCCGCAGAACGCTGCTTCAGCAGGTAGACGAGCTTCTCATGTTCGTCCGCGAACCCTTGTAGCATGTTGTCCGTCCCGTGGGACAGCGTACCCTTGGCCTCCAGAGAGGCGTAGGCCAGGTTCAACAAGACAAGGAACCGAAGCACTGCCCGAAGCGAGAGCATGGCCATCTCTTCGGGGCTGGGCACCACGGGGGCATCCCGGTAGAACGACTGGGTGAAGCCCGACATGTGGTGTACCTGAAGGAGGGGCTGAACCAGCACCACCTGTCCAGAGCCCACCGCCCGCTCCCCCAGACCATCGACCATCCCGAAAATCTCGTTGTACGCCCGATCGAAGAGAAGGTGGTCCCCGTAGAAGTTCGGGCCCTTCGTCCCCCAGTGGTGGGCCTGGTGAATCATCGCCTCCGCCCGCATCGCTGCCAGGAGAACGGCCAGCTCTGCGGATGCCGCCCCACCGTAGTCCGCCACGAAGTGCTGAAAGAGCTGCTCGATTTCAGCACCCACCGAAGCCGCTTCACGCTCGACCATAGCCTTGACGGCCACCTTGAGCCTCGCCGTCTTCATGGGTCGGATGTCCCCAGAAACCGGCAGGTACGGGGGGCCGTGAACCACGGGGTCGTAGTTCAGGGGATCGATGAGCACAGCGGCGTCGGACTTGGACATCACTTCGCCTTTTCGGCCTTGGCGTCGGTCTTCAGTTCCTTGGTCACGTCGCCCATGTTGAACTTCTCGGGCTTCGCGGAGAAGCTCTTGCCGGAGTAGGGGCTCTTCACCGTGGTCTTCTTCTCGGTGAGATAGAAGTCGGTGCCCGAGTCCGGGTCCGTGTACTTCCAGAGCGTCGGGACGGCGGTCTTTGCCCCCGACTGCTGCTTCTTGGCCGCGATGCGACTTTCGAGGTCGTTGATTTTGGCGAGGGCGGTAGCTTGGCGTGGGTGCATGAGTTTCTCCTACGTGGGGACATTCCGCAAAAGGTTTATTCAGTTCGACGCAACCTTCTAAGCGCCGACCGAGCATCCGAGACGCTGCCCCCTTCCGAGCCCCCTTCCTCGACGGTCACCCGGGAATCGGACATGTCCCCCTTGATGGTCGATGGGATGAAGGTGGGGGTCTCGATCTCAACCACATCGCTGGGTTTGGGAGCCGCCGTGACTCTCGGGACAGCCATGATGTGCCCGGCCATCGGAACCCCAAGCCCCCGAAGAAGGGTGAGAACCTCGTCCATCCGTGCCCGCTCTGCCTGAAGCTCCTGACCTTTGAGGGCCAGGGCTGCCCGAAGCTCAGCGTTCTCCCGCTCCACCTCAACCAAGCGTGAATCCGCCACGGGAGCAGGAGCCGCAGCAGGCACCACCGCGATAGGCCCAGCCATGAGCCTGAAGATTCGGTGCTGGTTGATCGCCCGCCACAAGTCCTTCGAGTTGCTGGCCTTGTCGGCCGGGACGCGAACGACGATGCCGTGGGGCACATCCATCCCGATGTCTGCCAGAGAGACTGTCTCTGGCACCAACCCGACCACCTGAACGTCACTCATCATTTTCCCTGCAAAGTCCGGGCTATCTCCTGCCGGAGAAGGTCGGGGAACTTCTTCTTAGCCCACGCACGAGTTTCGTGTCGAGCCTTCTCGACAAAAGTGGAGGGCTTTCGACCCGGGTGGATCCATTTGCCGTTCCGCATCGACTTCGCTGAGGCGGACCTGAAGATGAGCTTCCCAGTCTCCGTGATGATGGGGATGGGGCTGGATGCCTTCTTGAGCCACACCATCTGCTCTGACTTCTGCCCCTTCAGCATGGGCAGCCAAGCTGGGTGGGAAACGATCAACCTGATGGACGACTTCTTGACCTCGACCCTCATGGCCTTCGAGAACGATCTCTTAGCTGCCCGCGAGAAAGTCGTCTGCTGAAGCTGTATCTTCAGGTGCTGCAAAAACTTGCCCCGCAGACGTTTGAGAACGACCGTCACGTCCCCTTGGAACTCCCCCTGGGTGAGCGGCTTCTTGTAGATGACGGCGACAGGCTTGGACATAAGTACGTCGTGTTCTCCCAGGTGACGGTCCGGCCACGAAGCTCACGCTCGTCTGGGATGTTGCCCTTCTCGGTGATCGGGGTCGGCCCGCCTTCCTCTGGGGGAACCGGGAGAAACTGTGTGGCCACAAACCTCATGGGGTCACCCATCGGCACCTCTCGCCGGATGTCCCGCTCGTCGATTTGCCCAATCGTGAAGTGCTGCTGAAGCACCATACCACGAGACGAGGGGAACCGTACCGCTCCGACCGAGTACCGCTCCCCGTTGAGCTTCACCAGGAAGTCTCTCTGAGCCAGGAGAGGACTCGGGCCCGTCCAGACCTCGTAGACATGCTCCACGACCCGTCCGATGTCCTTCTGGGCGATCTTCCGCTCCGCATCATCGGGCGCGATGATGGCCTCGTACGGACCCTCATAGCCCCCGATAATGGCTGTCCCGTAGCAGATAAGGCAGTCATTCTGCGGCTGCTTGTGGTAGTCGTCCCCAACGCACGGGCAGTCGAGGCCGACGTTTTTCCGGAGGAAGAGCCTGACCCGCTCACCACCCTGCTCCAGGATCCACCGGTTGCGACGGATTGCCTCCCGCCACTGCCAGTCGAGCTTCTCGATCTCGTAGCTCGAAACAGGAGCCGCCCGTTCCAGGGGGGTCTCGACATAGTCGAACGAAGAGCACTTGCAAGGATCGCAACCTGCTGGGAGCCCCACCGTCGTGACCCTGTAGAAGACCCTCTGCATGAGGTCGGTCTTCAGCAGGGACTTCATCCGACGATACGAACAGGTGACCTTGACCCCCTCCGACGGAATGACCCGGGGGTCGAACTTCTGGAAGCCCACATTGGGGTAGAAGAGCGCGTCGATCTCCACCTCACCTGAGAAGCCATCGACGTTCGTTACTCTGGCCAGCTTGTCCCCGACGAAAACCTGCACGTCCTCCGCAGAATCCGCGTACTCACCTTGAGTCCCTGACCGTACCATCGGGCCGTCAAGAACCTGGAAGACGTACCTTTCCTGCACACGGCCGACCGACGCGAAGCCGTCGATACCCGTGACGATAAGCCCATTGAAACCGGTGGAGGCTCCCCCGAAAATACGAAAACGGTCTGTCACGTCCTCTGTGACGACCTCGATATCTGTACGGTCCTGCCAGAATCCCGACCCCATCAGGAAGTCGGTCAGCCGGTGGAACGGCCCGTACTCCGAGTCGAACGACCGGTAGACGTTGACCCCCATGATCTGCCACCGGCTGTTCAGGGGCAGAATCGAGGGGTCGTCCCACCTCAGGTCGAACGTGCCTGGTTTGAACCCGCTCGTCAGAAAGAGGTTCAGGGGGGCGACAGGCCACGCAGCCCGAGTCAGTTCAAGGGCGGGTACGACCCGGTCTCGGTTCGAGGCATAAGGCATGATCGTCTCCGATCATGCCTTACTACAAGAGGAACCGTCAGTCTGCGGCTACCCGGGGCTCAGGAAGGCTGCTCACCGGGAGGCGTAGGCCGGGCGTCTGTGGGGGCAGGACGCTGATGCACCACGATGGCCCCCGTGTCCGAGTTCAACTCGACCGGCGTGTTCGGAGGCAGCCCACGTTCGAGCAGGATCTTGTTGAAAAGACGGGCTTTCTCGTCGTCGATCTGCTTCGCGGTCACGAGCAGCGAGACCTTGGCCTGCTCCAGGTCGAGCATCCGTTCCCCCACGTCGTACCTCGCCCCCGTCAGCTCCCCGATACGCAGAAGCGTCTCGGCGTCCACAGGGTCATTCACGGTCAGCTTCTTCTCGGTCTTTTCGTCGCTCATGTCGGTCTCCATTTGATCTCGGGACGCCCGAACCTACTAGGGGTACCCATTCAGGGAAAGGACTATTTAATGTCAAAACAACTTCGTCGGGCCCTCGACCACTACACCGGAGGGGCTCTCTCCGCCATGAATCAGGCGTGCCGTCAAGAAGGACTCACGGGGCATGTCACCGTGAGCGGCTACGGGGGCACCCAAGTCTTCGTTTTCACAGCATACCGAGGCGAGCAGACCCGGTACTTTCAGTCCGTGGAGGTCACGGGGGCCGAGGTACTGGCGGAGAAGGTCCGCATCTCAGAGCAGCTTCGCCAGCTACGAAAGGAAAAGGCCGGACTCTTGATGAATCCGGCCCCGCCTGTTTTGACCTGCTGGTCCTAAGCGACCTTCAGGCTCCAGCCTGATCGAGCATCTTCGAGATCTTGTCGGTGTCCTCGCCGAGGTCCAGGAACCAGTCGAGGAGGGACTGGAATGAGCTGGCCAGCCAGTCCCACGCCTTCTTGAGGGCACCACCGATGTCGTCGAGGATGCCCGCGTTCTTGTACTTCTCCACGTCGTGGGCGGGGCTCTCGGCGTCCGGAATGTCCAGGCCCTGCTCGAACCGCTCGATGGCCTTCTTGACCGACTCCAGGACGCCCTTCTTGTCGAGGTCTTTGGCCGCGACGAGCATCATGAACTGGAACTCCTTCTCGAACTCGATGGAGCAGTTCTGCGCCTTCATGTAGCGAGCAGACTCCTTCTTGAGTCGATCCAGCTCGATGACGGCGTCCTCGATGGCCTTCTGGTACTTCGCCATCTCGGCCTTCGACTTCTCCAGCGGAGTACGGGCACCCGGACCCGAGCCACGGAGCCGTCCCTCGATCTTGGCCTGGGTCTCCTTGAGCAAACGTTCGAAATGGACGATCTCCATCTCCCAGTCGTGGGCGGTCTTCGCGACCTCGTCCATGAGCCCCTTGGACTTGAGGGTCTGCTTGACCCACTCCTCGATCTCGTCGCCGTTCTTGACCTTCCACGGGCCGTGAGTCGCCCCCTTGCCGCCAGCCAGAAGGCTTGCGGGCAGGGCGATGCCGTTCTTCAGGCACTTGTTCCGCCAGTACTTGTAGGCCGCCCCGTACTCCAAAGGACGGGCTCCTTGCGTCTGGAACTCGACGACGGCCTTCCAGACGTTGAGAGCCTCTGCCGGGATTTCACCGGAATCGACCGCGTTGACGATCTCCTTCGGGGGCCGGAACCTCTCGTCGGAGAGCACGCTGAAGGCGAGGAAACGACGGGCTACAGACTCGGGGATGACGGGCATGAACGTGTCTCCGGAGGAGGTCGGGGTACACATTCCTGAGCCATAGAAGGACTAGCGGTCTACCCAGCCCTTCGGGTAGCGAGCCTTCAGAGCCACCTGAAGGGCTGAAAATAGACTTGGGGGGATCTCCGCCTTGTCCACGAACTCTCGTTCTTCTCGTTCCCGCTCCCGTTCGCGGTCCTCTCGCACGTCACGTTGTCGGCGGGCAGCCTGCCCACGGGCGATCAGCAACCCCCGAGGATCCGGACGATTGCGCCACTCTGGGCAGACCTTGCGGTGTCGGATCTGCGAAGCGATGGAGGGAGGGTCGAACCCACACACGCAGAGGAAAACCCGATCAGACACGGTCAACCCGAACCGTAGGGAGGTGTTGACCGGCTTGAACAAAGAGGAACCCATGGCAGCCCTTCAGTTGACCGACGTGTCCGTCGTCATGGTGAAGTCGGCGGTGTGCCCGAACCGGATCCCCAAGAGGTCGTGGAAGTACACCTCGGTGCCCTCCTTCTTGCCCAGACAGGCTCCGAAGTACGAGAGCAGCTTCTTCCGAAGCTCCGGGCTCGGCTTGTCCTCTTCGAGGAGTTGAGCGATGCTCGCCAGTAGCAGCATCGTCAAGAGAAGACGGCCCCGGCGAGTGGGGGCGAAGTTGTTGTCTTCTGCGAACCCTGCCATCCAGCAGCTAAGCTCACCGAGAAGGTTCTTGACGTTGTGAAACGAGGACGAGGACATGTCTAGGTATACACCGGCTTGTCCTTCCGGCAGCGTTTACACGGCAGGAAGTACACGTATGCCTGTTTCTCGGTGCCCAGGGCAATGAGCCGACCCTTCCAGATTCGAACAGAAATGAGCTTCTGCCCGAGCATCTCGAACTTCATCTGAGCGTCCTCTGCGGCCTGGATCGCTGCACCCATCGCACCCAGTTCGAGCGAGTCGTCCGCCTCCACCGGGATGCCCGGCAGCATCTTCAGAGCCCCACGAATTTCCGGGGGCTCAGCACCCCTCTACCGACATAGGGGCCGAAGCTCGACCGGATGCCGACCCCGTACCTGGGCTGCTGGAGGCCACGGATGATGTTGACCGTTGCCTTGGCCTTCTCGATCTGCTTGTCGAACTGCTCGGTGGCGGACGATGCAGCCCCCTCGTACTTGCTGGCCTTGTCGATCGAGAGACTGATTCCGCCGATGCTGTAATCGAACTCGTCGGCGATCCAGTTGATTCTGACTGCGTTCAGGGCCCAGAACATGGCTCCCGTCAGGAGAACGCTCTTCCAGGCAGAGTACTGCCCGCACATCTGGTCGAGGCTGTTGAACGGGGTGAGCGGAGGGTAGAGCGAGATGGCGTTCATCGACTGCTCCAGGAACTGCTGAAGCTCGTCATCGAGCCAGATGTACCCGAAGACTTTGTTGAACTGCCGGATCGTCTCCTCGTGAGCTGGGGGCCGGAAGTGGTAATTCCGGTCGGGGTTGTTATCCCGAAGGAGGGTCCGGAGCCGTCGGATGAGATCGGTCTCGCACGCCGTGAACTCTGTGGTCCCTGAGGTCGAGGCCGTCACCTGATCGATGACCGAGAACTCCTGGACGACCCTCTGGATGGCCCCCGAGATGGTCTCGCGGAAGGCCCACCGGATCCGGTATGACCCGAGGTTCGCGTCCAAGGGAATGATGACCGAGGCGAAGTACTCCCCGACGCTTGGGTTGGATGGGGTACGAGCCTGGCTCCCAAGAAGAACCTCAGCCCCCGAAGTGAAGTCGTAGAGGGCGTAGGTGATCTCCGCCGCATTCGAGGGCGTTCCGTTCGAGTTCGATAGGTAGAGGTCGAGCCCCTGCCTGCCAAGCTGCTGCCCCTTGTAGAATGCTGTTCCCATAGTCTCTCCTGAAGTTTAGCAGCCCCAACCGTATTTCTGCTTACGATTCGGATCGCAAGGGTTCGACATCGCGGCATCCAGCACCCGGAAAGGCTCGCTCGAAGTGCCCCCGGGGCATCCCGGCCCCTGGCTCCACGACCACACGATACACCAGTTCCCAGGCTGGCCGCATTCTCCCGCCATTCCGGTGGCGTAGTAGCAACCATGAACGTCCATCACGGGGGTTCGACAGGCTGGGCCTCGAAGCTGCTTGTATCCGCCAGGCAACACCTCGTAGAGCGCATACGTGACGCAAGCAGGCGAGAAGGGATTGCCAGAGCAGTCCGTGATGCAAAGGGTCAGACCCCCCTTGCCCAGAGCCTGCATGTACGAGAACGACTGCGCGGGAGCCGCAATCGGGCAGATGGGTGCCGGAACTCTCAGCACCTGCATGAGGCCGGTCAGCGTACCGGTCCCGTAGATGACCGCCGGGCCGTTCCAGAGAAGCTGACCGCTCCCCAGGACGAACCCGGACATCCAGTGGATGACCACGGCAGGGTCGGTGAGAATCCCTGTCCCGATGGCTGTACCAGCCAACGAAATCTGCCCGATGAGGAGCTGACCCTGCCCGTGGGCGGTCGCAGAGCAGAGGATGAGCGTGTACGTCGTGTTGACGACCGGGGTGCCGAATGCCTCCTGGGAGACGATCCCCGATGGCCCAAGCACCTTCGCGATGAAGGGCGTCCCGAAAGCTTCCCCGCTCGGGATGCTCGTAGGGACGACCGTGATGATGCTCGTGTTGAGCACCGTTGCCGTCCCGAAGGCTTCTCCCGAAGCAATTCCAGCCGCCCCCAGGATCAGAACTTCCTGTGGGGTGCCGAACGCTTCTGCGGATGGGATCCAGGTGGCTGCCATGTCGCTCTCTATGGACGGTCAACAACGAAACTTTGCGTAGGCGTCCCGAAGGCTTCTTCCGATGGGATGGGCGGAGGGCAAAGCAGAGCGGAAGTGACCCTGAACTCCTGGATGGGCGTCCCGAAAGCTTCCTCGGTGGGGATGAAAGGCGGATTCAGATACAACGTGAACGTCAGAACCCCGAAGGCTTCCTCACTCGGGATGCCTGGGGGTGAAATCCCATCATCCACCCGGACATCGAACGTGACGGAGGGAGTCGTCGAGAGGTCAAGGCTGGCCGAATGGGCGAGCGAAGCACCCGTACTCCAGCCAGCGGTCTGGGAGAGCCCGAGTGCTCCGGCCCAATCCACGGAAACGTCCGAACTGACCTCTGGGGAGGCAGCCAGCACGAGCAGCCCCTGTATCCCCACCGTCACCGAAGATGTGACCCCTGCACTGGCTCCGAAGCTGGCAGACCCTTCAATCGAAAGACCGCCCACAGATGCGAACCCCGCCGTCTGTGAGAGCGACAGGTCGGTCAAGAAATCAGCAACGGTGTCCTGAGCAATGCCTGCAACGCCAGAGAGCGTCGTGGCTGCAACGGCATCCGCCTCCTCCAGGATGCTCCAGACGGCCGTCGAGGCAAACGTGGCCAGCAAGTTGTAGGTTTGGAACGGCCCCTCTTGCACGCCAGGATGGGACGTGAACGCCGAGTTTGCCGCTGCATCGAGCTGTGCGGCTCCGGACCATCCCGCTGTCTGAGCAAGGGACAGGTCCACATCTACTTCGACCCCGCCAACCCCGATGAACCCCGCCGTCTGGCTGAGGGTCTGGGCTGCCAGGGCATCCAAGGTGTTTGTCGGGATCAGAACCGCCAGGGCTGCCAGCGTCGTCTGAGCTACCGCATCCAGGTTCACCGTGACCACGAACCCGGCCGAAGCTGGGAGGGTTGCGGTAGCTCCAAGCTCTCCTTGAGCGGACCCGCTGAACGCCGCCGTGGCCCCAAGAGAGATGTCCCCGACGACATCAACATTCGTCGAGGTCGTCCATCCCGCCGTAGAGGCCAGGCTGGTTTGGACGCCGTGCCCAGTCGTGGCGTCCGTATCCAGGGCCGCCGAAGCAGGCAGCCCGAGATCCCCTACCGCGTCCAGGGAAGTGTCAGTCGTGAATCCGGCGGTTTGCCCGAGAGCGAGTGATGGGTAGATGTCCAGGGTGCTGGAGAGCGTGACCCCCGCGAACGACCCAAAGGTCAGGTCTGAATCGTAGGTGTCGGGAACCCCGTAGAGCCGGACATCCGCGATGTTCGGGTCCGGGGGAACCCGGAGCCAGATGTCCCGACCCGTCGAGTAGCGGTCTGAGACGAAGGCCGCCGTGGCAGGCGAGAGCTTGGGGGTCGCCGTGACCACGATCGCGTTGGTCAGGGTGACCGCAGGAACGAGGGCCAGTCTCGGAGACGAGACGGCTGTGATCCCAGGTGCGACCGGTGGTACCCCGACCTTCACGTCGTTCGGCCCAAGAACGGGGCTCGTAACGAACGTTGTCGTCTGAGGGGCCAGACTCGGGGTGGCGGGCGAAGGAAGCAGCCCGATGGCCGATGCCGTGACGACGAGCGCCAGAACCGGCGAGAGAATAGACGTGACCCCAGTCTCGACCGCAGGGGCTCGGACCCTTACGTCGGCTGGTGCTACCTCTCCACTGAAGAGTCGGACATCTGCCGACATGACCTAACCCCTTCTATGTGGGGGAGATCACAAGAGAACTCCCAACGATGGTTGGCGTCGGCTGCTGATCCGTCACGCGGACGTAGTAGGGGCCGTTCGTGGGCACGACGAACAGGTAGTTGCCACCCAGGTCCGAGACCGTGCTCTGGACGTAGGCGTTCGAGCCCTGGAGGAAGAGGTCTACCTGGCAGCTTCCGAGCGGTACGCCCGCGTTGTCCCGGGTCACGCCGATGATCTGCCAGAACGCTTGCATCGGCGCACGGCGGAACATCGGCCCTGGGCCTGCGTTGGTAACCCCCCACCCCTTGAGAGCACCTGTCGGACGAAGAGCACTATTACCCACAGGATTCGCGGATGGCCCTTGAGCCCCCCCAAACTCCAAGTTGCCTTGAGGAGCCCCGGGCGCACCGAGGCCGCCCCCACCGAAGTGGGGAGAACGGCCGCCAATCCCAGAGGTCCAGAAGGTAGGCATCAGGCTCTCAGTTGAGCGACTCGCACATGTATTGGTGAACGGTGAGCGAGCCCGTGGCGGCCGTCTGGGTGAAGAACAGGTCGAGGGTGTTCGCGGCCGTGGAGTCGAAGCCCGTACCGACGGCGGGGGCCGCGTTCCAGGGCAGGATGGCCGAGACGACGCCCTTGGGGGCCGTCGCAGGCACGCCGAGGATGTCTTCACAGGTCCAGGTACCCTGGCCGAGGAGCGTCGCGGCCACACCGGAGCCGATGGAGCGGCAGGTCAGGAGGAGGTCGAGCTTCCAGCCGACGTTCGTGTGAGCCGCCACGGAGTCGAGCAGGATGGCCTGCGAGTCGAAGGCCACGACGGCACCGATGCGAACGTCGAAGCGAGCCGTCCCAGGGGTCGTGATGACGCTGCTGATACGACCCGACGCA